GGTCGACTGCTTGATCGACCGCATGACCGGAGCCCAGTCGGAAACGCCGCGCGTCATGCCGGCGCGCTTCTGCTCGTAGGCGTGCACGACGATCGGGCGCCCCCATTCGGTCTCCCGCTCGACATACTCCCAGTGCCACAGGCCGGTACTCCCGGCGAAGAACTCGCCGGGATGCGACTTGCGGAAGTGGTAGCCGACCGGTGCGCCGTAGCCGTCGATGGCGACGCCGTCGCGCAGGAACTCTTCGTCCATGCGCCCGTTCGGGTTCGAACACCGGGCCGGATCGACGACATGGATCGCCGTCTGGAACAGCGGCGCATTGTCCTGCCAGACGATGACGCCGAAGGCCTCGCCCTCGGGACCGAACCGCTGACGCGCGGCAAGGCCGAGAACGCCGGCCATGGTCTTCGTCCGCTCGGCGTCGCACCATTTGTCGACGTCCTGCGTGTAATCGCGCCACAGTGCTTCGATCTTGTCGGCGATCTCCTCCGCCTGCTCAAACGTCATGTTGAGCGAGATGTGGTTCGGCCGCGCTGCAAGCGTCCAGCCCGAGCCGATGATGTTGTCGACGAGGCGCGAGGTGCCGGCGGCACCCCAGCCGTCATTGCGCGCCACGTCGTTCAGCCGGTCGACCAGCTCGGAGCGCGACCAGGTCAGCGCCGACTGACCGGACCAGGTGCCCGGCCGCCATTTGGCGAAGGACGGATGATCGTAGGATGCACCCTGGTAGGCCGAGGACGCCATCAGCCGGTTTTTCGCGACCTGCGCGCGGGCAGCCGCACGAACTGCCGGCGAAAGCGGCTTCGCATCGGGGCCGAGGATCGTGACTTCGCCGCTCATCCGAAGATCACTCCACGGCTGCGCGCCCGGGCGAAGCGGCGAAGGCCGAGTTTCGCCTCGAGGTCGCGGACGTACTGACGCAGCGCGCCGATGTTGGTCGCGGCATAGGTGACGCTCTCGCCGTTATAGCTGAGCGAGACCTCGGCGCGGCCGATCTCCATCTGGTGCAAGGCCTCACGTGCTTCGTCGAGCCGTGCCAGAAGCACGGCGCGTTCCTGTTCGGTCAGTGCCATATGAATGTTCCTAGCGGTTCCGCTGCGCTGCCCGGGCGGCGCGCGCGAGGGCGGCGGCGACGAGCGGCGATTGCTGTTCTGCCGCGGCGCTTTGGCCTGCGGCAGGTTCGGTCTTGACGGCGATCTGGTTCAGATGATCCTCGAGATCGCCCTGTTGCGGCGCTTCGAGGCGGCCGAGCCGATCGGCGATCGCGTCCCATTCCTCATCGGTCCAGTAGGGCACGCCCCAGCGATAGGCACCGGCCAGGCTCTGGTTGAGCATGTCGATGATCTCGTTGCGCTTGCCCTCGGCGAGCTTCCAGACGTAGCGGGTGTGACCGCTCCGGGTCTTCTCCGGTACCCGGGCTTCCGATGTCGCCTGCTGGTAGAAATCGTCTCCGAAGCCGCGGGCGAAACGGATGTAGCCCGCCTGCTCCGGATCGTCTTTCTTGTAGTCCCGATAGAGCCGGATCTTGAAGGCCGAGGCGTTGAAGGTGAAGAAGCGCGAGGACCACTTCTGCTTCTTCGGCTTGCCCTTCCGGTCATACTCTTTCGTCTGCACGATCGGTGGCGCCGCTTCCGTATTGCCGCCGCGAACCATGATGACGCGCGACTTCGGATGCTTGCGAACCCAGTTCCAGACATCGTCAGTATAGGCGTTGCCATCGATCGCCACGCGGTCGGTGGTGCGCTTCCGGCCGGCATCGTCGAGCCACTCCCGCTGCAGCAGCCGATCGAGGGCGGCGCGGACCTCCGGCTCGGAGATATGGCCGGAATGTTCCTTCGCGTCCGCCAGGTGGCTGCCGGCGCGATGGTCGACGACGCCGTGGTCGATGACGGCCCGGTACCGGTTTCTGCCGTAGCCGACCAGCAACCACTCGACGCGATCGCCCTGCACGTCCATGCCGAGCACCAGCGCCAGCGCCTCGGCCGGGATGACGCCGCGCTGAAAACCGTGGTCCTCGGCGCGATCGCGGAGCACTTCCCAATCGATCGCCTTGTTGTCCGCCTCGAAGGCGAGCCCGAGCCAGTCATTCCAGAACGTCTGCTCGGCGCCGGAGCCCTTTTCCCGGTTCTCCGGGCCACCGGCCTGGACCGTCAGCCACTCGCGGGCCAGGTTCTCCCAGCGTTCGAACGGCGAATAGGCCATCCAGATGCGGAAGGACCGATGGCGCCGGCCGCGCTCCGGGTATTTGGCAACCCACTTCGCCCCGTTTTCCGGCTTCACCATCCATTCGCGATGGTGCTCGTGGATCTCGCAGCCGCAATGGATGCAGACGAAATGCGCCTGCTCGGGATGCTCGGGATCGATGTGATCCCGCATGTTCTCCCAGCGCAGCTCCTGCAGCTCGTGGCAGTGCGGACATGCGACGTGGTAGGTCTCCTGCGTCCCCTCCTGATAGTTCGACGTGATCTTGCAGCCCGGCGAGACCATCGGCGTCGAGATCTTGAAGATCTTGCCGTTGAAGAACGCCTTGCTGCGGCTGTCCGCCTGAACTTCCGGATCGCCGGCCTCGTTCATCTGCCACTTGGCAAGGTCGTCCTGAACCTGCTTTCGCGGCGAGATCATCGACAGTCCGGCCGGCGAGTTGGCGCCGGCCGCCTGGATGGCGCCGCGCCCGTCGATGCGTTCCTTGTAGAGCACCGAATTGCTCGCATCGCGGCTGTTCTGCGAAAACAGCTTGGCAACCGCCGGCATCTCGCGCACCAGCGGCATCAGCTTCGTCTTCGACCAGCGGGCGGCGTTCTCCTCCGTCGGGTGGACATAGAGGAAATCGCCGGGCGCCATGTCGAGCGAGCCGAGCGTGAAGATGTTGGCGCAGATGGTGCCGCCGATCTGCGCCGACTTCGCGAGGCTCACGATGTTGCACGGATCTTCCGGCGACAGCGCCCGCAAGATCTCCGAGAAGAACGGCACCAGGTCTTCGTTGTACGGCCCCGGATGGTCCGTGATGCGTTCCGAGAACACGATGTTGCGCTTCGCCCAGTCGAGATAATCGACAGCCGGCGGCGGCTCGCAGATCTCGGCAAGGACGCTGAGAGCGAGCCGCTCGGGATTGAACAGCACGGTCATTGCTGCTCGTCCTCGACATGCTCGTCCAACTCGGCCGCTGCGTCGGCGAAGTCGCGCGCCTTCTTGGCCCGATGGTCCCGAAACCCCTTCAGCAGCACATGGGTCGCATCATGGGTCGACACCGAGAACTGCGCGGCGATCGCCTTCGCCATCTCGGGGATAGCCTGCTCCATGACCTTGAACGCCTCGGCCACGGCCTTGACCATCTCTCGCCGGGCGTCATCGGTCAGCATGTACCGGCCGAGCTCGAGAGCTTCCTCGCGCTCCATGCGCGCGGTGGTGATCTTCTGCTGCTTCAGCTTCTCGGCCGCGACCTCGTCAATGAACGGGTCGACGATGACCGTCGGCTTTAAAGGCGCCTTCGGCTTCTCCGGCCCATCGAACGACAGCTCGGAAGCAACCGGCGCTGGCGCCGATCGCGTCGCCGCGCCGTTCGCTCCGAACCGCTGCGATGGATCGAGGGTCTTGCGCAGCTGCTCGACCGCGACCGATGCGCGGATCTTCGCGTTCCGCCCCTCGCCTTCGAGCGCATCGCCGAAGATCTTCCGCTCGGCGATGTACTGCGAGATGCGCCCGGCACTGACGCCGACATGAGCCGCAAACGCGCTCTTCGTCATGATGTCAGCTGCAAGGCTCATCTTTAGGAACGCTCGTTCTTTAGCCCGGCTCTTTAGTTTAGGCTCTGACTTTAGGCTTCAAAATCTCGCTCAGACTGGGCAACCTCCGCCGTGCCAAATACCCGCAGGCGGGCGGGTGCCAGGAAGGACCCCCGAACCGTCGGAGCGGCTATCGGGCCGTCCGAACCGCGCGTTGCAAGGCGACGGCGAAATGATCGTGGACATTGGCAACCACATATCGCTCGACGACTTCGCGCAGGCGGAGACGGATGCGATACGAAACCTGAGGCACGAACAGGATCACCGGATGGATGGCGTTCGTTGCCGGATCGCGCTGGTAAACGCCCGGGTAGAGATGCGAAGGCTGCTTCGGCACGAAGAACCGCGCGTTCTTGTAGTTCTTGTTCCGTTTGAGCGACGATGACGTGCGGGTACGGGTCGCACCAGCGCCACGATAGTCGATCTGCAGGTCGGCCATGACGCGGTTCAGAAATCCTTGCGTCATGTTGCCGTACCGATCGAGCGGCGCCGGCTTTGCCGGCACGGCCACCAGGTTCCGCTGCATCATTCCGCGGTCGACGAGCTGCCGCTCGAAGGCCTTATGGGTGCGCATGCCGCCTTCGATCTGCGGACCGAGGAATGCCGTGGCAGGCAAGCCGCCCTTCGTCCGGTCACCGGTCACGACGACTGCTGCCTTCAGGTTCTGCCGCGATGCGCGGTCATATACAACGCCGCGCTTTGCGTAAGGGGTCGGCCGGTCGAAGACCCGATCCATTTCTCGCTGGACTTCGAGGCGGCCACCCTTGGCCGTCTCGTTCAGCGTGAGCATGATGGCATAGGGAAGCTGCTTTCGCTCGATATTAGTCAAGGATCGATTGAACTGCTGGAGATCGACTTTGATCTGAGCATCGATCATCAGAAACTCCGAAAGAACCTGTCCATATCCTTTAAACGAAAAAGGCGACCTCTCGGCCGCCTGTCATCTGGTCATAGCTTGCGCACTTGCCCTGAATCGGTTGCCTCGGCTCCGAGTCTTTCAGGGCTGGGGCTGACCGGTGTACCGACCTCGGGCTTTTTGCCCCGCACTCTCGTGCGTTCTCAGAGGCTCACTGCAGGATCATCAGCTCATCCAATGGCAAGATGACTCTCATAACTTTTTCAGCAAAGCAAGAGGCACTGTCACCGGTACCTCACCACCCATCAAGTCGATCGACACCACCACATCACCACGGCCCTTTTTGCTGGGAGTGACGACGGTTGCCTTTCGATCGCAGAAGGGCCCAGCCGTGATCCAGACCGGATCTCCAGTTCTCACCACCAGGTGAACAGGGCGCTCCCAATCAAAGTTACCCTTGCGAGCCAGACTATTGAATCTACTGACTTCCTTGTCGCTCAGGCGCATGGGTCGCTCGCACCCGCCAAGCACATCGATCACATGCTCGAGGCCCAGTAATCCGGCGAGATACTCGGACAGCGCCATCATCTGCACGAGAACATAACCATGGATAACCGGCATCATCTGCCCCTCGATCACGCGACCGCGACGGCGCAAATCCGGCCCTTTCCGCATCGGTACGAGCGACCGCACGCCTATTGCGTCGAGGCGATTTTCCACAGTCTTCTCGCGGCCCGTCCAGACCCGAAGCGCAAACCACGGCGCTTTACCGCCGCTGATTCGGAGATTCGCAGTGAGGAGCGCGCCCTCGTCGAGGAGGCCGTCGCTGATTCTCCGCATCCGATCGGCGAAACGATCAGGGCCCTGCAGCGCAATCGGGCTTCCGGTAAACGTGCTACGCTGCATGATCATCGCCTTTGCTCCTGTTCGCGAGATAGTCGGAAATTCGTTCGCGGTAGCGCTCGACCGCTTCGGCCACGAGGAAGTCGAGATCGCCCTCGCCCTCGATCGCCGGGAAATAGACCCACTCAGGGAACCGCCCTTCCGGGAAGGGCCAGCCGCGTCGCTTGTGCTCACGCACCCAGGCGGCAAGCAGATCGCCGTCTCGCTTCACCGCCTGGAAGCCCTGCCCCGCTTCTTCCAGCGCCAGCGGGCATATCGAACCCTGTGCCGAGCGTGCCCGCTCCTGCATGCTGTTCACCGCCGGCCATCCGGCCCGCATGCGCTTTTCGGCCATCACGTCCGCAAGGGACACCTGCCCGGCGTCGATCTGCATCTGCTCGAATTTCGTCGGAGGAGCGACGATCCCAGAAGGCGGCAGCAGCAGCTCGGCGAACCGCGTTGCCGACCAGAGCTTGCCGAAGGGTGCAGCCATGGCGTTCGCAGGTTTCGCCGCCTCATCCTGCGCAGGAACATCCATCCAGAGCTTTTCACCGAAGTAGGTCGATGGTGCCGGGGTGTGGGATTTCTTCTGCGCCTTCAGCAGTTGCAGCCAACGGGGAAACCGCTCGGCCGCTTCCCGGCGCTCGTCAGCCGTCAGCGCGAGCCACGCCCGCTTCGCCGGCTCTTTCGGCATGCCGGCGAAGCCGGGCCAGTTCTTCACCAGCGACCAGAAGGCGGCGTCTACCTTCCTCGGATCTCCCGGCTCCTGCCCATCTTCCGGAGCATCGCGCCCGCCCTCTCTCAGATTCTGATAATCAGTATTTGCTGAATCTGAGTTATTACTATGTGCCGATTTTACCGGCGCCGGCGAAACCGGCGCCGGTAATGCCGTCGCCGGTAAATCCGTCTGCGGTAGAATTGCAACACCAGACGCTTCGGCGGCGTTTTCAGCGGCCGTGGCGCAGCGCGGCTCGTCGAAGATCACGAGCACTGAAGCTCCGAATTTGCCGTCCTCGCGCTGCTGTTCGCGCTCTGCATAACCAATGTCGACCAACTCGGCGATCATCTTGCGAGCCTTGTCGCGCCCGCAATTGCCCTTTTTGATGATATCGCCGATGACGACGGTCCAGTTGTCTGGCTTGGAGAGCAGGTAGCTCAAGAGCCACCTTGCTTCCATCGACAGCCGCGCATCCTCAAAGACATGGTTCGGTATTGCCGCATAGCGCGCATTGCGCACACCGCGTCGGATTGTGGCTTCCTGGCTCATTCTACGCCCCGTGAAGCCGCCGTTTGGGCCAACGGTGTGCTCACAAGCTCTCTGCCGGAACCATTCAACTGACGGAACGTTTGGGCAGCATCGCGCAATTGAGGCTCGCCATGAATGTCGGTCCGTGGAGTGAAGCGGTGCTCGTCCGTTTGCCGGACACAGGCTTTATTGAAAGTGTCGCGACGACGCGAAGCGCCGCCACATTGTTGGGTAAGCGATGGCCGGTAGTAAACGGGTTGGCTTACACATTTGCCGTGCAGACGTGCGTCGACGTTTTGATTGGCCAATCCCCCTCTTACCTGGCGCGCCGGGCGTTTGTTGAGGCCGCCAAGGAAATTGGCATTGCTGTCGCGTACTAGTTTCTTCATAGAACCGCCCCCTCCAGCGCACCCCCGCGCGCAATGATCTGAATTCCGATGCGGGCGTGTTCCCGCGTCATGCGGATTGTGTTCGGCGCGAGCCCATCCCGGCCGCGCGTCGCCGATAACGCCGCGATCTCGGCTGCGAAGTAGGCTAGGCCTTCGTGAAAACCGGCCGCAGAGAGCAGCCGGTGGATGGTCACCTGGTCGCGGATGATCACCGCGAGCGGTACTTCGAGCAGCCATCGCGCCCGCGCCACATGGTCCGGTGCATCGGCGAGGTCCTCGATGATGGGAAGCATGGAGGTCACTCAGCCGCCTCCCCTGTCGCCGCTTCAAACCCCCATGCCGTCCAGCCCGGGCGCGGGCTGCGGCAGAACATTTCGAGCCGTGGCATGGCGGGATAGAGCCGCTCGATCTGCTCGGCGAAGTAATCGGGTTTGGCGCTGTGCCTGCCCTTCCGCTCGCGATAGACCGTCTCGGGCTGCGAGCCTGGCAGCGGCGAAACCGGGTCGCCGCGCCTGCCGATCAGCAGCAGCTCGTGCCGGTCGCGGCCCCAATAGCCGGTTCCGGCCACTTCCTTGTCCCAGATCCAATGGTGCACATAGGTGAAGCCCCACGCGGCCATGACGCGGAAAGCGTCGGGCAGCATCGGGTTCGTCGCCCAAAGAAAGAGGACGGAATTCGCCTTGGCCGGTGCGCCGATCTCGTCGAAGAGCGCGGAGATCGCATCCGTCGGCATGGTCGGATAGTGGTTCTCGGCACCCTTCTCGCGCCCCGTCACTTCCGAGCGCACGCCGAACTGCCACGGCGGATCGGCATAGATGACGGGGAACTTCTGACCGACCTCGCCCGCAGTCGACGAGCCGGCCTCCGCCACATGCGCCATATGCGTCAGCCGCACGGCATGACGGATCTCCTGCCGCTTCTGGCGAATTTCCTTGGCGCGCTGGATAATCTCCTTTTCCTCAAGCCGCAGCGCCTCTTCCTGTGCCGCCCGTTCCAGGTGGCTCAGAGCCTCACCGGCATGAACGGAGATCCGCCCGTCGCGGATGGCATCGGACAGCGCCTCGACCCCGTGGTCGCGCACCCGCTTTGCTGCCTTGACCGCGCGCTCGGAAATCGAAAGCCGGCGCCCCGCCTCGCGGGCGTGCAAATTTGCATCCCCGGCTGTGCTCTGGTTGATGCCGCGTTCCCAATCGACGATTCGTGCCGCCACCATGGCGCGCTGGCTTTCCGTCAGGTGCCGGCGATGCAGGTTGAGCGAGAGCACGAAGCCGAGCGGGTCCTTGCCCTCGTATTCCTTCGTCCAGGCGTCGATGCCGACCAGATGGCAAGCCGCCTCGCGATTCCGCCCGTCAAGGATCTTGCCGTCGAGCAGCCAGACCGGTTCCTGCTGCCCGTTCGCCTCGATATCGTCTGCGAGGCGGCGCAGCTCGTCGTCGGGCAGCATGGGGAAAAGGGCGGCGAGCGGATGATGCGGCAGGCGCGTGAGCGGCGGCAGGTCCGCCGTCGGCGAAGGCTCGATCTCGGCCGGCGCAGGGAGGCGATCGGCGCCCTCCTCGGGCTGAACCCGAGAATCTGGCGCGCCGGGCCCGCCCTCGCCCCCCTGCCCGATTTCCGGCGGCATCACGCCGGCAAGCTCGCAGA